ATTTAGTTCGTGCAAATTATAGCACGAACGCCGATAGGAGGCAAATCTAATGAGAATTTACATAGACATAAGTCAGGCGGCATTTACACACTTCTCAAACGAAGCAAAGGAACAAGGCGTTCCGGTAAAGACTTTAATCTCCGGGGAAGTAGAGGCGCTTTACTGTAATGCTCTTGAAGAGAAGTGGAGAGAAGAAGACCTTGAAGAAGAGGATTTACGCTGGGAGGACTGCTATATTCCCGATGAAGATTAAGGAGACGACTAATGAAAGTGAACGGGTTCCATATAAATGTAGACGAGCTTGCCGAGCTCCTGCATATCTCCGTCGAAGAGTACCGGCACAGGCTTAGAACCGACAAGCTTACCATAGGCCAGATTTTAGCAATATCGAAGTACGTGGGGTTTAGCTTAGAAGAGACTATGGACTACTTCTTTGCTGACTTCGATGCGAAAAGATACAACCTAAGTAGAAAAATAATAAGGGAGGGAAAGAAAAATGCGTGATTACAGAGTGCCAAAAGCCGTAGGGGGATTTAATCCTCAGAAGCTTTATACAGAGATTCTTAAGTCGGAAAGCACAGAACGCTGGTACGTGCAGAAACAGGAAGACAAGACTTTAATCTCTAACGGCAGAGCCTTATACATTGTTCCCGGAAGATTCCCGCTGGCAGATGGATTTATCGAGGAGGAATCTCTTAACAGAGTTGTACCTAAGTGGGAAGATGGGGTGTATTGCGTAGATACTAAGTCGGAAATGGCGCTATCTAATAAGACGGTAGCAAAGGTTTTCAGGAAAGGTGAAGAAGACTTTTATTTTAACAGAGACTTTTTCAAATACTTCGCAGACGACACCTTCGAGTATCGAATGCCGGATAGAGGAGACACATTGTACGTAGCCTATCAAGGAAAGCTTATTGCCTTGATCTGGGCAATCAGGGTTTCTAAGTAAAGGAGGCACACCATGCCAAGGCATAGAATTAACCGCCCTAAGGGCGAAGAGGTTAGGATTTTCTTAGAAATAGGTAAGGCGAAGCAGGGAGTTAAGCAAAGTGCTATAGCTAAATATCTCTGTGTATCGGAGAAAACGGTTAGCCTTAGAAAGTCTGACGGGGAATGGAGTCTTCCGGACTTTGCCCAGCTCTGTAAATACTTTAAGGCAACAGATGAAGATATCGTCAGCATGGTAAGGAGCTATCAATGAAAATTGTAATTGTAAAAGTGCTATCCGTTATTAATCTTGTGTTCCTCATGGCTGTAGTGTCTGCCCTTGATACCGAGACGATAGGAGCGGACGTATTTACCGGGTGCCTACTGGCAAGCGTAGTGCTCGGAGTAGTGCTTATGCACATTCTGGAACACTTGAAAAGGAAGGAAAGGAGACGGCGAGAGAATGAAAGACAAGCTAAGTTACACCTACGAAGAAGCTCTGGAAGAAGAAAAAGAGCTTGAAGGAAGGATTAGGGCTGAACTTGATAGTCTAGGAAAGCCGGAGCTTATGGCAGTTGTGAAGGATTACGCTGCAGTACACTCCATCCGGCTCACCATAGCAGTATATGAGGGGTGCTAATCACTTAGCCAGGAGGGCTAACATCATGAGACGACTTGAAATTGGAATACTGGGATTTTCGATACTGCTTTTATTCGTAGTAGGTTACTGCCTCGGTAAATCCCTTTGCATCGGACCCGTAGGAGAGCAGTACAGGTTAGCCGGATTGGCAGCGGCCGCATTACAGTTTTTAGTAACCATAGGATTATTTATTAAATTAGGAAAGGAAGAACTATGACATTAACACTGGGAAATGACGAGTTTAACACCTTAGCGGAGATTATCGCTAAGAAGGTAGCGGAAAGCATTAAAGGATGCGTTCCGGAGAAGGCTAAGGAAGAGGCAGTAAAGGAAGTAAAGGAAGAGACCGTAGAGGCTAAGAAGGAAGTAAAGACTGAGACCGTAGAGGCTAAGAAGGAAGTTAAGGAAGAGACCGTTGAGGCTAAGAAGGAAGAGGAGCCTTTATACAAGCAAGAAGATATCCGTAAGGCCGTGATGGCTTTCACCAGGGAATCTCCGGATAATCTGGCAAAAACCAAAGGGATTTTATCCGAGTTGGGACTTACTCAGCTAACACAGCTTAAGGGGGAGCTTATCACACAATTTGCAGAGAAGTTTAGAGCCGCAGGAGGGAAACTTTAATGCCTAACCATGAAGAACGAGCACACGCCTTACTATCTGCCAGCTCTGCCCACAGATGGATGCATTGCACCCCATCCGCAAGACTGGAGGACGAAGTAGCCGTAGAGGAAGGCACAGCAGCTAAAGAAGGGACTGTTGCTCACGAACTATGCGAATGCAAGCTTAGAGGTCTTCTGGGAGAAGATGTAGAGGAAGCAACTAAGAAGGTAAAGGAATCGGAGTTCTATACTCCTGAGATGGAACGCTTTACGCAGGACTATGCAGATTACTGTTATCAATCAATGATTGAGGAGAACGGAGACATAAGGGTAGAGGAAGCCTTAGACCTATCCGCTTATGTACCTGAGGGCTTCGGTACTGCTGACTGCATCATAGTTGGAGAAGAGCTGCTTCATGTTATCGACTTTAAGTACGGAAGAGGCGTGAAGGTATCTCCTGTAGAGAATCCCCAGCTTATGCTTTACGCCTTAGGAGCCTATGACCTGTATTCATTCATGCAGGACTTTAAGAATGTGAAGCTTACTATTGTGCAGCCTAGGATAGACGAGGAGCCTTCTTCTTGGGAATTACCCATTGAGGACCTTTTAGCCTTTGGAGAAGAAGTTAAAAAGAAGGCAGAAGTAGCCTTTAAAGGGGAAGGGGAATTTTGTCCGGAGGAGGATACCTGCAGATTTTGCAAAGTAAAAGCAGTTTGCAGAGCCAGAGCAGAAAAGAATCTTGCACTCATGTTCTTAGAGGAGCAGGATCCACGACTTCTTAGCAATGATGAATTAGGGGATATCCTAACAAAGTGCTCAGGCTTCCCTACCTGGTTATCTGATGTTGAGGAGTATGCAAAGGATAAGCTTCTTCTCGGTGAAGAAATAAAAGGTTGGAAGATAGTAGAAGGACGGTCTACAAGAGTATGGACTGATGAAAAAGAAGCCTTCAAGTACATCGTAGACAGCGAGGAAGCCAAGGAAGAAGAACTATTTGAAACCGTTCCGCTTACTCTAACAAAGATAGAGAGGCTTCTTGGGAAGAAGCGCTTTAAGCCTATAGCGGAGAAGTATGTAACCAAATCTAAAGGTAAGCCAACCCTTACTTTAGAGTCGGACGAAAGACCGGCATATAACAGCGTAGAAACTATGTTTAATGAAGAAGGAGAAAATTAATTGTGAGTACTGTAATCACCACCGGAGAAGTAAGACTTTCTTATGTAAATGTTTTTGAGCCATCCGCAGATCCATCAGGGAACCTTAAGTACAGCGCTATGCTTTTAATTCCAAAGTACGATACTAAGACTATCGCCGCTATCGAAGCAGCCATTAAGGAAGCTACCGTATTAGGAAAGGATAAAAAGTTCCAAGGAAAGATTCCTGCGAAGCTTACAAGCCCTCTGCAGGACGGAGACGGCGTAAGACCTACAGACGGAGAGCCTTACGGAGAGGAGTGCCTCGGACACTATCTTATCAATGCCAAGGCTAATCCTTCTTATCCGCCAAAGGTAGTAGATAGACACCTACAGGAGATATTAGACCAGTCAGAAGTATACTCCGGATGTTATGCAAGAGCGAACATTAGCTTCTATGCATACAACACAAACGGAAACAAGGGCATTGCTTGTGGACTGAATGCGATTCAGAAGATTAGGGACGGAGAGCCATTAGGCGGCACTAGAGTATCCGTAGAAGATGCTTTCGGAGATGACTTTGTAGAAGATGATAACTTAGACGATATGTTTGGATAGGAGGGGCAATGAGGCATTTAAGCATTGATATAGAGACTTTTTCGGATATAGATATCCAAAAGGCCGGAGCTTATCGCTATGCACAATCAGAGCAGTTTAGAATCATGCTTTTTGCCTATTCCTTTGACGGAGAAGAAGTGCAAGTCGTTGACCTGGAGAATGGGGAAGAAATTCCCCATTTTATTTTAACCGCTTTACAGGATAAGGAAGTTATAAAGCACGCTTACAATGCGGCTTTTGAGTGGTACTGCTTAAACCGTGCCGGCATAAAGACTCCACTTGATCAGTGGCAATGCACTATGGTCCATGCTATGTATCTAAGTCTTCCTGCAGGACTTGCAAATACCGGAGAAGCCTTAGGGATTCCGGAGGACAAAAAGAAGTCCGCTGTAGGTAAACAACTAATCCGGTATTTCTGTGTAAAGCCTTATAAGCCGGATGCTGTAAAGTGGAAAGCTTTTAAAGAGTATAACCGGCAAGACGTTATTTCAGAAATGGAGATAGAGAGTCGGCTTTCAGGATTCCCCGTTCCGGAGATTGAATGGGAGCGCTGGAGACAGGATATCGCTATGAACGCCTACGGCGTAAAAGTAGATACAGAGCTTGTAAACGGCGCAATAAAGATTCAAGAGCGGTGCGAAGAGGAGCTTCTAAATGAGGCAGTAAGGCTTACACAGCTTGAGAACCCTAACAGCCCTACGCAATTACTTAATTGGGTAAATGCGCAAGGCTATCCTTTGGAGAATACCCAGAAAGCGACGATAGAAAGTGCTTTGAAAGAAGATTTGCCTCTAAAGGTACGAAGGGTATTAGAGATTAGGCAGCAGTTAGGAAAGACCTCTGTTAAGAAGTACGAGGCTATGACAAACACCATAGGGGAAGGGGATAGAGTAAGGGGTATCTCTCAATTCTACGGAGCCAGTAAGACAGGGCGTTTTAGCGGTAGGCTTGTGCAGATGCAAAATCTTCCTAGAAACTACTTAGAGCCCTTGGCAGAAACTAGAGAATGCGTAAAAAGGCAGGACTACGAAACCTTAAAGCTTCTTTTCGACAGTATTCCGGATACATTATCCCAGCTTATTAGAACAGCATTTATTCCGAGTACAGGCAATCAGTTTGTTGTAGCGGACTTCTCAGCAATCGAGGCAAGAGTTATCGCCTGGCTTGCAAAGGAAACATGGGTGCAGGAGGTTTTTGCGACACACGGAAAGATTTATGAAGCAACAGCCTCTCAGATGTTCCATGTTCCTATTGAGAAGATCAGTAAAGGAAATCCGGAATACGCTCTCCGTCAAAAGGGAAAGGTTGCGACTTTAGCACTGGGCTATCAAGGAGGGACGAACGCTCTAATCTCTATGGGAGCTTTAAAGATGGGGCTTTCAGAAGAGGAACTTCCGGAAATAGTGGACAGATGGAGGGCTGCTAATCAAAGGATAGTAGCTTTATGGTCTGCTGTTGGAAGCTATGCTCTAAGAACCGTGCGAGACGGAAGGGCAAGGCAAGTGAATGACTTAATCTTTCGTATGGAACAGGATCTAAAGAACGGCTTAAGATTCCTTACTATAGAACTGCCAAGCAAAAGGAAGCTTTTCTACTGTAAGCCGTACATAGGATTAAACCAGTTCGGAGGAGAGTCTTTGTATTTTTACACGCAAAACCAAACTACAAAGAAGTGGGAAGAATCCAGCACCTTCGGAGGAAAATTGGTAGAGAACATTGTCCAGGGCATAGCAAGGGACTGCCTTTGCGAAACGCTGGACAGGATAACAAGCAAAGGCTACAGAATCGTATTCCATGTCCACGATGAAGTTATTGTGGATGCCGGAATGGATTTAACAATAGAAGAGTTATGCAGCATTATGGCAGAGCCTATACCATGGGCTAAAGGACTAATTTTGAAAGGGGCGGGATTCAGTGGACAGTTCTATCAGAAAGATTAAAGTCTCCATTGCGAATAACAGAAAGTCGAAGCAATGGAAAGAAAAAGAATACAGCTGGAATGATTTTACCGCCTTATTTGCTACTCCTAAGGAAGGGACGGAAAGCTTTTCGGAATATATGGCCTTGTCTAAGGATAAGCAAGACGAATTAAAGGACGTAGGCGGCTTCGTAGGAGGAACGCTGAAAGGCGCAACAAGAAAGGCTACAGATGTTTTAAGCCGGGAACTTGTCACCCTTGACCTTGATAATATCCCCGGAACTGATTTAGACGGCATTTTGGAGGCGGTAGAGAAGCTGAGATATGCAGCTTTACTTTACAGTACCAGAAAACACATAAAAGATAAGCCAAGACTTAGAATCCTTTTCCCCTTGGCAGAGCCTTCAAGCGTTGAGGAGTACGAGCCCTTAGCCAGAATGCTGGCAAGTCAGATAGGAATAGACTATGCAGACCCGACTACCTTTGAAGCTAACCGTTTAATGTACTTCCCTTCCATCTGTAAAGGTGCGGACTATATATTCAAAGTCTTCCCGGGGGAGATGGTTAAGAAGGAAGAAGTCTTAGGCCTGTATCATGACTGGCAAAATGTGTCAGAGTGGCCGACTTGTAAGACCGAAAACCTTCTTATCCGGAAGCACATTGCTAAGCAAGGGAACCCTTTAGAGAAGAACGGCCTTATAGGCGCTTTCTGTAAGACCTATGATATCCCTTCGGCGATAGCGAAATTCCTTAAAGGGATTTATGTTCCCACCGATAAGGCAGACCGCTGGACTTATGCAGATGGATCTACCACCGGAGGAGCAGTGCTCTATGACAATGATACTTTTCTTTATTCCCATCACGCTACGGATCCATGCAGCGGAATCCTTGTGAATGCCTTTGACTTAGTACGCATTCACAAGTTCGGGGATTTAGACGACGGTGTCCGGAGCACCATGCTGGAGAGCAATAGGCCGTCTTTTAAAGAGATGGAGAAGCTTGTTATGTCAGACTCCGAGGCTATGAAGTGCTTACATGAGGAGCGAATCCTAGAAGCACAGAAAGCCTTCGAGGAAGACGACAGCGAGCACTCTAAGGGAGAGATTGAAAAGGTATCTAAGGGCGAAGTAGATACGGAGTGGATGAATAAGCTTTTAGTTAATGAAGAAGGGCGAGTTCTTCCAACTATTGATAACTTTAAAAAGGTTATGGAGAACGATCATAACCTAAAAGGGAAGATTTACTCTGACTCCTTTACCGATAAGAAGTTTTGCGGCGGAGCAGTGCCCTGGGATAAAAGCGGCAATCATGAGTGGACTGATGAAGACGATAACGGCCTGTTTTGGTATCTTGAACTGTTCTACAAGATACATCATGAGAAGAAAGCGAACGCAGCTCTTTCCTTAGTCTTTAAAGACCACCGGATCAATGTGGTAGCGGATTACTTGAAAGCTTTAAGCTGGGACAACAAGAGCCGAGTAGAAACGCTATTTATAGACTACTTAGGAGCGGAGGACTGCAAGTACACAAGAGAAATCACAAGGAAAACCTTAGAGGCCTGTGTTATAAGAGCTCTCAAGTTCGGCGCGAAGTACGACAATATGCTTATCTTAGTAGGAGCGCAGGGCATAGGAAAGAGTACGATTCTTAAGAAGCTGGGGAAGGAATGGTTTACCGATTCCCTAGTGAAGTTTAGCGGTAAGGAAGCAGAGGATACGATTGCCGGAAAGTGGATTGTAGAGGTTTCAGAGCTTACAGCCTTGAATCGGCAGGAGTCTACGGAAATCAAGCAGTTCTTATCAACGAGAAGCTCCAACTACAGGGAGTCTTACGCTAGGCGTAGTAAAGAGCACCCTAGAAAATGCGTTTTCTTTGGTACCAGTAATGAAGATGAGTTTTTAAAGGATACCACCGGAAACCGAAGATTTTATCCTTTACCGGTAGATGCGGACAGGGTAAAGAAGGATATCTGGAAAGACCTTACGGAGCAGGAGGTAGACCAGATATGGGCAGAGGTTTGCTTCGGTGTGAGCTTATGCGAGGGAAACTATGACGAATTGGAATACCAGGTTCTTTCCAAAGAAAGCAGTGAAACCCTTGCGAAGATGCACGAGGAGTATTCTGAAAAGGATCCTTATGAGTCTTTAGTAGAGAGATTTTCTGAGATTATGGTTCCTAGCAACTGGCTGGAAATGGACCTTATGGGCAGACGAATGTACTTGGATAAGCTGGAAAGAGGAGAGCCTGATAAGGAGGATTCACCGCTTATGCCTATGCCTTATCTGTCTGCGCAGAATATCCATTGCGAGATGCTTAGGCTTGAAATAAGCAGTCTAAAGAAGCAGGAATCGAATAGGTATAGTCGCATAATTAAGAAACTTAAGGGGTGGAGAACCGGAAATAAAAGGGATAGAAACTATGGATTTATCCGCTGCTATTACAGAAGTAATTAAGCAAAAAGTATCAGTTTTGCTGATAACCAACTTTGCATTTTGATAACCATCTATTTTTTAACAATCAAGTTAAAAATATTAAATAATATATAAGTTGGTTATCATGGTTATCAGTTTTTAGCTAGTTGGTTATCAGTATGAAGTCTAAAAAATGGCTTAAATACAGGGTTTATAAGCTACTGATAACTATGATAACCAATATTTTACTAAAAAAGAAATTATTTTATTTAAAGAAGAACATAGCGATTTATAGCCTAAAATACTTAAATAAGGCTTATATATACGCGTACTTAATAGATAAAATATGTACGTTCTACTTTTCCTATATATGTTAGGAAATCCAAAAAGTTGGTTATCATAGTTGTCATTTAAATTTTTTGAAAGGTTTGTGAAATGGTAGAACAGGAAAGGAAAGTGGAAAAAGCATTGGTGCGGATGCTTTGGAACCTAGGGTGCGAATCGTATAAATTCGTTTCTCCAAATTGCAGGGGTGTTCCGGACAGGCTATTCATTACGGAAGAGGGCAGAGTATTTTTTGCCGAACTGAAAACCATAAAGGGTAGGCTGTCTTCTCTGCAGGAGATCCAAATAAAAAAGCTTAAAGCATTAAAGCAGGAAGTTTATGTAATCTACGGCATGGAGGGGGTTCGGAAGTTTGTAGAAGACTTTCAAAATAACTGCCTATCCGGAACGGAGTATAGATGAGAGGAGGTGGAAGCCTATGGAGTTCAAACCACACGACTATCAGACCATGTGTATAGACCGCATTGTTAAAGACAAGTCTGTAGGCCTTTTCTTAGACATGGGACTTGGCAAGACTATTATTACCCTGTCGGCTATTATGGAGCTAAAGGACAGACTGGATATCTTTAGGGTTCTGGTCATTGCTCCGAAGAAGGTGGCAGAGAGTACCTGGACCACAGAATCTAAAAAATGGGAACATACTAAGGACTTAAAGATATCTAAGGTCTTAGGATCTGCAAAAGAGCGTATAGCTGCCATTAATCAAGCTGCTGATATTTACATCACTAACCGAGACAATGTGGCTTGGCTTTGTCAAACTCTCGGACGGAAGTGGTTCTTTGATATGGTTGTGGTAGATGAGAGCTCCAGCTTTAAGAACCCTCAGGCTATGCGATTTAAAGCTTTAAAAAGAACGCTGCCTTTTGTGAATCGCTTAATAGCCCTTACCGGAACACCGAATCCTAAGAGCATGGAAGACCTTTGGAGCCAAATCTATTTGCTGGATAGAGGAGAGCGACTGGGAGAATTTGTAACCCACTATAGAACCAGGTATTTTACAAAGGACTATTCCGGGTTTGGGTACACTTTAAAGCCGGGAGCGAAAGAAGCTATCACAAAGAAAATTTCCGACATTTGCATAAGCCTTAAGGCGAAAGACTATCTGGAGCTTCCCTCTATCGTCTATAACGAAATACCCGTTGACTTGGATAAGAAAGCCCTAAAGGCTTATCAGGACTTGGAAAAGAACATGGTTCTATCTCTCGAGGAGTCAGAGATAACTGCGGTATCTGCCGGAGTGCTTACTAACAAGCTTTCCCAGTGTGCGAACGGTGCTATCTACGATGAGGATAAAGTAGTGAATCATATCCATGACTGCAAGCTGGAGCGCTTTACGGAGCTTGTGGAAGAGCTGAATGGAGAGTCCGCATTGGTCTTTTATAATTTTAAGCACGATAAGGATAGGATACTGAAAGCTTTGGAGAAGTCAGGCTTAGAAGTTCGAGAGTTTAAAAGTCCTAAGGACGAAGAAGACTGGAATAAGGGGAAGATAGATATTTTACTTGCCCATCCTGCAAGCACGGCTTACGGCATAAATCTCCAATACGGCGGACGGAATATTATTTGGTTTTCGCTGCCTTGGAGCTATGAGCTGTATGCCCAGGCGAATGCAAGATTATTTAGGCAAGGACAAGAAAAGCCGGTTATCGTGCATGAGCTGATGTGCGTGGATACCGTGGACTATGACATTAAAAAGTCCCTCTCTGAAAAGGGGCAGAATCAAGAGGATGTACTTAGAGCCTTAAAGGCAAGGCTTGGAAAGGTGGAATGATATGGAGAAGAAGATGCTCGAGCAGTATTTGGACGCGTGCGAGCTCATAAAGGAGACCGAGGAGAGGATAATCAGGTTGAAGGAGAGCAGGACTACTCTTGTAGACAAGGTTGAAGGGTCAAGCCCGGAGTTCCCGTGGATCAAGACAAGCTTCAAGATTGAAGGATTCCCGGAGGAGGAAATGGACCTTATTAACCGGGAAGAGCATCTCCTATATCTCCAAAAGACAGATGCCCATGAGTTGAAAGTAAAAGTCGAGGAGTGGTTGGCCTCAACTCCTATGCGCATTCGGCGCATAGTGCATCTTAAGTATTTTGATAATTACACTTGGGAGGAAGTAGGCGCTAAACTATCAGGAGGCGGGGAAAGCGTTAGGAAAGAGCTGGAGAGATATCTCAAAGATGGCGATTGTTAAACTTTGTCCGTTTTGTCCCGTATTGTCCGTTTCAAGTGTGATAATATCTAAAGTGCGAAATTGAAGTCAGAGCTCGGGGGTATACTCCCCGGGCTTTTTGTATGCCTAAGAAAGGAGGTGGAGTGTGGCAAGACCAAGGAAAGAAATAAACCAGGCAGAGTTTGAAAAGCTGTGTGGTCTGCAATGCAGCAAAGAAGAAATATGCGGCTGGTTCTCCATAACTGATAAGACATTGGACGCATGGGCAAAAAGAACATACAACGAAAGTTATTCCGAAGTTTACAACAAAAAGCGGAGTCCGGGGAAAATATCACTCCGCCGGGCGCAGTTTAGGCTGGCAGAGAAAAACGCAGCAATGGCGATATGGCTAGGCAAGCAGTATCTTGGCCAGCGTGATAAGTACGAAGTGGAAACGACTGATAATGATGCTGTACTGCAGTTCATAGAGGGGATGAAGAACCGTGATAAGTTTAAGTCCGAAACAAACTGAATATCTTAACCAAGCGACAAGGCGTTGGAACATTAAATCCGGTGCCGTGCGTTCCGGAAAGTCCTTTGTAGATATGACTGCAGTGATACCGATGCGGATTATAGACTTGATTGGAAAGCCAGGGCTTGTGGTTATCCTTGGAGTATCAAGAGACACAATCGAAAGAAATGTCCTTGAGCCTATGAGAGAGGTATACACCGCAAAACGTGTCGGAACGATTAACTCGCGGAATATAGTCCGGCTATTCGGAGAGGATGTGTATTGCCTTGGAGCGGAAAAGGTATCTCAGGTAGCAAAGATACAGGGTGCCTCGATAAAGTATGCTTATGGCGACGAGATAGCTAAGTGGAATAAAGAAGTGTTCCGGATGCTACAATCCCGTTTGGATAAGCCTTACTCATGCTTTGATGGTGCCTGTAACCCTGAGCACCCTACACACTGGCTGAAGGAATTTATAGATTCTGACGTGGATATGTACCTACAGGAATACACGATATTTGATAATCCGCACTTGTCCAAGGAATTTGTGGACAATCTCTGCAAGGAGTATAGCGGAACAATCTACTATGACCGCCTAATTCTTGGACGCTGGAAGAGAGCCGAGGGAGCAATATACAGGAAGTTTGCTGATGAGCCGACAATGTTTAAATGCGAAATAGTGGACGCCATAGATCCTAGCGCAAACTGCAAGCAGTTCCGCAGAGAGGACATTACCGGCATTGAAATAGGGCTGGACTTTGGAGGGAACAAGTCAGGCCACGCCTTTGTAGCTAGGGGGTATGTAGACGGATACCACGATTTGATTATTCTTGCCTCCAGAAGGATTAAGGCGACAGATGCGGGGGAAGCGATAGACAGCAATAAGTTAGACGCTCTGTTTATTGATTTCGTCAGGTATGTAGAAGAAACCTATGGAACTACATCTTATGACGGATACCATAACTTGGAGAGTGTGTACTGGGATAACGCGGAAAGTGTACTTGGTACATCTATCCGCAATGCGGTAGAAAAGGAATTTCCGTTTATCATAGTTCGTCCGGCAAAGAAGGATAGGATTAATGATCGTATTAACTGCATGCTTCGCCTTATGGGTGCTAGGCGATTTTGGATTACTGACGATGCTGAGACTGTGCGTAAGGCGCTCTCAGACGCTGTATGGGATAAAGCGAAGGAGGCTGATATACGATTGGATGACGGCTCCACGGATATAGATAGCCTGGACGCTATGGAGTACACCTATGAACGCGATATTAAGGAACTGATAGGGGAATAATATGTTTGAAAATCTAACAAACTGGCTGAAAGGAGTAATGGGTAAGATGTTCGGTTACAATATCATGAAAGGCATAGCCGGGCGAGATATCACAATGTCCCAGCCTATGATTGACGCAATCAATCTGTGGAAGGATATGATATGCGGCGCAGCGGATTGGATTAACGAAGATAAAGGAATTACATCTCTTAAGCTGGAGGAGTGCATCTGTAGAGAATTTGCGGATATTGCTCTTGGAGAGATGGAGGCCAGTATTGATAATTCGGTATTGGACGCCATGCTCAAGAACGCCATTCGAGACCTTAACGAGAATTTGCAAGACGGCCTTGCGCTAGGTTCTTTTATCCTTAAGCCACTAGGAGACGGGCGGTCGGAATTCGTATCAGCAGATAAATTTGTGCCTATTGCCTTTGATGATGAGGGCAAGCCTTCGGACATTATGTTCTTTACCCGTAAGAAGGTAGGAGAGAACAGCTGGTTCACGAGAGTAGAACGACACTATTTTGACAATAACCACAATCTTGTTATTGAGAATCGGTGCTATCGTTCCGGTTCGGAAAGCATGATAGGATCTCCGGGGAATCTTGCGGACATAGACGAGTGGGCGAACATTGAACCAGGACCCATTGTCTTTCCCGGAATGACAAAGAACGATTACGGATACTTCCGTGTACCGCTTAAAAACAGAATAGACGGCTCTCCGTGTGGTGTTTCTATCTATTCTGCTGCAGTATCGGCAATTAGAAAGGCGGATATCCAGTACGGCCGTCTTGATTGGGAGTACAGCTCCGGAGAAAGGGCTGTCCATGTGGATGAGAGAGCACTTCGCCACAAGGATGGAAGAGTAAAGCTTCCGGAAGGAAAGCAGAGGCTATACCGGGGGCTGAATCTTGAGCAAAACCAAGGGGAGCTCTACAAAGAATACTCTCCGGCTATGAGAGATGAAGCCTATATTAGGGGGCTTGAAAAGACTTACCGAAATATTGAGTTTATCGTAGGCCTTGCTTATGGGGATTTGTCAGACGCCTCAGAGGTAGATAAGACTGCGACCGAAATTAGAGCCTCTAAGCAGCGGAAGTATAACCGAGTGAATGCAATCCAAGAGAACCTCCGAGATTGTCTTTCCGACTTCGTGGACGCCCTCGCTTTCTACAGCGAGCTATATACGACAAAGTATGAATTCTCCTGTGCATTCAATGACAGCATCCTTACCGACGAAGAGAGCGAACGCGAACAGGATCGCAAGGATGTTGCTATGGGTGTTATGGGGCTTGCTGAGTATAGGGCGAAGTGGTACCAAGAGGACGAGGAGACTGCTGCCGCCAATCTGCCTGAGCAGCCGTCTACTGTATTGCCGTGAGAGAAAGTTATAGCTCCTCTCTTGCGGTAGGATTAGAGGCTAAATACCGAAAGCTTGAGCAGGATATCATGGCGGATGTAGTCCTCAGGATAAAAAAAGCCGGTAAGATAACCAGTATGGCAGACTGGCAGTTAAACCGTATGCTTATGCTCGGGAAAAGCACTAGCGACATAGAGAAGATAATTGCCTCGGCTGTTGGGTACAACGCCAAGGAGGTAGAGAGGCTTTATGAGGAGGTGATAGCCAATGAGTACACAATCTACAAGCCACAGTATGAAAGAATCACGAGCAACTTTATTCCCTACAAGGAAAACTACCAGCTTCAACAGGCGGTAAAAGCTATCACGGCGCAGACGGAGAAGGAGCTTTCCGGAATAACTAGATCCTTAGGATTCATGATTGGGAAAGGAAAACCTGTATATACTCCTCTTTCTGAGATATATAACGGCTATCTTGACCAGGCAATGATTGGACTTACTTCAGGAATGTATGATTACAATACTTTGATTCGTAGGGTCTGTAAGGAGCTTACAGACAGCGGACTTAGAACTGTAGATTACGCATCCGGCTGGCACAACAGAGTAGATGTTGCAGCGCGCAGAGCGGTATTAACCGGAGCTTCGCAATTATCCGGTAAAATTATGGATATGAATGCCGAAAGTCTTGGTGTTGAAAAATTCGAGGTATCTTGGCATGCCGGAGCGAGACCGGACCACGCTGCATGGCAAGGGAGGGTTTACACCAAGAAACAGCTTGAGAGTATCTGCGGTCTTGGAAGCGGGGGAGGATTGCTCGGTTGGAATTGCCGGCACGAGTATTACCCATTCTTTGAGGGCTCCGAGCGAACATATACGGATAAGTGGCTTGAGGAGCAAAACGCACGCGAGGCACGAAAGAAGGCCTTCCGTGGTAAAGAGTACAACGCCTATGAAGCTACGCAGAAACAGCGCCGTATGGAGACGAATATGCGCGCACAGAGGGAAGAGGTTCAACTCTTAGAAGAGGGGGGAGCAGATTCCGAGGATATTACTATCGAGCAGTGCAAATATCAAGCCCAGCTCGATGAGTACAAGGCGTTTTGCGATTACTTTGGATTTCTTGAACAGCGGGAAAGAATATACTATGATCTAAATGGGCGAATATCCCCCAGCCAAGCCACCTACAAAGAGTGGAAAATAGCAGAGGTTAATAAAAATATAGTCACTATAGATAATCGCAAAATTTCCGAGTTTTGTTTAAAACCCGGAGCAAAACACGCAGCTGAGTTCTTTTCTGTTGGCTATACGAACAGTATAAGCGACCAGAAGCGGCTAAGGAGAAATCTTCTAGGGCAATATGACCGAAGCAAAATAGAAACTACGGAAGTCTTGCCAGAAGGAGGACAGCAGTATACAATCCCAATGATGCTTGGCGTCGGTAGAAAAAAAAGGACGTTTAGAACTGTTTGGAGAATAGACAAGAGTGGCGCTATGCCGAGATTTATAACCGCTTATAGGATAGGAGGTTAATGGAATGTTTAAGTTATTTGATAAGGTTAGAGTAAAGAAGAAGAATATTACTGGAGTGATTGTTGATGTAACCCGACAAGGGGAAAGACAGTGCTTTGTAGTAGAGGCTGATAATAGAGGCAAGATAGAAGGAGGAATAGGGGGAGAAAGCGACTACGCTATTCTTGATTGTATGTCCGAAGAACTCGAACATATTTAACATTCTATACCATATTAAATCGGCACCTTCCCATTTGGGAGGGTGTCT